TTTAAAGCTGCAAAAACTTTAGGTGACATATTAATTGTTGGATTAAATTCTGACGATTGGCTTGTTCGTAAAAAAGGTGCAGCCTTTATGCCATGGAACGAAAGACTCTGTATTATTAATAATTTATCAATGGTCGACGAAGTTTTTACCTTTGATGACGACGACGGATCGGCAAAACATTTTATTCAACAGGCAAGAGCACATTATCCCAATGCCGAACTTATATTTGCCAACGGCGGCGATAGGACCAAAGATAATATTCCAGAAATGGATGTTGTAGATTGTAATTTATCATTCGCATTTGGTGTTGGTGGCGAAAATAAAATGAATTCTAGCTCGTGGATTCTTCAAGAATGGAAGGCTCCTAAAACAGAAAGACCATGGGGCTACTATAGAGTTTTACATGAACAAGATAAAGAAGTCAAGGTAAAAGAATTAACAGTAGAACCAGGAAAATGGTTAAGTATGCAAAGGCATCTAGATAGAGCAGAACATTGGTTTGTATCTGAAGGAACAGCCACAGTCTATACTATAGATGCAAGTACCGATGTTGACTTATTGGGGATCTATCAAAAATTTGATAGTCTTCATATTAGTAAAACAAAATGGCATCAGCTTTGTAATGAAACTGATAAACCATTAAAAATTGTAGAAATACAATATGGTGAAAAGTGTGTCGAGGAAGATATAGAAAGGAAACCTTTATTATGACAATACCATCAAGCCCTGTAGATCGTAAAGCTATCTTAGACTGCATGAAAGAAATTAGTGCATCTATGACTCGCACCGAAGGTGAACGAGAGTTTATGCGTGAAGCAATTAAAGAAATTTGCGATAAGTATCAGCTGTCTAAAAAGACATTTCGTCGAATGGCAAAAGTATATCACAAGCAAAACTTCAGTTTAGAACTTGAAGAACACGAAGAGTTTGAGACTATGTATCAAACAATCACAACAACCACAACCATGAGTAAAGACCATGCCTAAATTTACACTTATTTGCGATCACGGTAATGAAAAAATAACCGCGGAATTTGAAAAAGAATATTTACCCGAGGTTCTCGAAAACCTCGAGATGTTTCTTCGAGGGGCAGGATATCATTTTAATGGTAATCTAGATTTTGTCCAGGATATAGAAGCGGAGCAATACTATCATGTATAATCAATATATTCTCGAAGCTAAATATTTAGACGCTATCAAAAGAGTTAAACGTAAACTCATTGTGGGAGTATATGCTAATTTAGATAAAGTGGAGGAAGCTAAAAAGAACTTACTTGCAGAAGAAACCAAGTATTCTTTGCGATTCTCTATTACCCCTCACTTTAACCCGTTTCTCAATGCAGTTGCTTGACTTCTTACCTAAAAGATGTTATAATAATGACATTAAGGAGTAAAAATGAGCGTAATTTATACCGTTATTGAACAGTTGGCATCAGACAATTCTCGTCTTGCTAAGGAAGCCATTCTCAAAAAGAATGTCAACAATGAATTACTAAAGCAAGTGTTCAATCTAGCTTTGAATCCATTTGTTCAATTCTATATCAGAAAAATTCCAAGCTATGATACTTCTACAGATAGTAAACCATTAAAAGAGGCATTAACTAATCTTAGTGTTTTATCAGATCGTGTAATGACAGGTCATGCTGCAATTAATCATTTACAATTTATTTTAGGATCACTGAGTAAAGAAGATGCAAAAATCATTGAGCGTATTATTGCAAAAGACATGCGTTGTGGAGTCTCCGAAGCAACCGTTAATAAAATTTGGCCAGGAACTGTCCCGTCATACCCAGTTATGTTGGCTTCTGGATACGACCAAAAGCTTGTCGACAAAATCCAATTTCCCGCCTATGTCCAACTCAAACTCGACGGAATGCGATTCAACGCAATCGTCAAGGGCGAAGTAGTAGAATATAGATCTCGCAATGGTAAAGAATTAACTATTCCTAATAAAACATTTGACATGCCATTTATTACTATGGCAAAATTTTATGGTGAGAATATGGTATTCGATGGCGAGTTGCTGGTTGTAGACGGTGCAGGCAAACCTGTCAATAGACAAACAGGCAATGGTATTTTATCCAAATCAATTAAAGGTACTATGGGTGTGCAGGAAGCAGTAAATGTACGCGCAACGCTCTGGGATGCTATTACATTTGAAAAATTTTCACACGGTGTTGATAAGGAAGTTTACAGTGCAAGGATGGAAAAACTAAGTAAGGCTATCTCATACATGAGAGGGCAAAAAGGACAGATAGGTCATTATGTTGATCTTGTGTGGAATAAACAAGTAAACGATATTGCCACTGCTCAGACAATATTTGAAAAGTTTCTAGCCGAAGGCCAAGAAGGCACAATCTTAAAATCCAAAGATGGTATTTGGGAAGACAAGCGTTCTAAGACTCAAATTAAGTTTAAAGGTGAGCTTGAATGCGAGTTAAAAGTTGTAGACTGGGAAGAGGGCACAGGCAAGAATGTAGGTCGACTAGGAGCATTGGTTTGTGAATCAGGTGATGGCGTTATTCGAGTAAATGTTGGATCAGGCTATTCCGATGAACAACGGGATGAGTATACCAAAAAAGTTATTGGTAAAATTATAACTGTTAAGTATAATGCTCGTATCAAAGATCGATCTGGAGTTGAGAGTTTGTTCCTTCCTGTATTTATTGAATTACGTGAGGATAAAGATACCGCAGAATCTAGTAAATCTATCAAATAATTATAAATAAACGGGAATGAGGTTAATCATATGCCCGCAAAAATTTACAAGTTTCCTGAGAGACGAACATATTATCGAGGTTACAAAATTCCTCTTTACACAGAGGATCAGATATTTTTGACAATCTTATCTTTAAATATCTTTGGTAATCTTACAGAAAAAGTAACTGAAAAAACCCTAGAAGATTACGAACCGTTAACAGTTATAAAAGCGCTAGTCGAAGCAAAATCGTCTGGCGTTTTTTCCATTAAAACTAAAAATACTATACAGGAAATATTAAAATCTATAGAAACACTATGAATACCTTTATCTATATAATGTTTTTACAAAAATTTGAAAATTAATAGTGATGTCAAATCTTAAACGTATTGGATTTTGTTGTAAATGGCTCAACAGTCCAAATGAATGTGGCGGTATGAAGGTCAATGCCAAAGACCGAGAGCTTAACGGGTCGTCAACTACCATGCGTTGGTTACGAGAACACCCCAACCAGGCAGAGCAGCGTCAATGGGATATCATGAATCACAACACCTCTGCTGCTGTTAAATTAATTGAACGGGTAGCCTCGCTGCCAGCCAATCGCAGAATGGTACGTCTCGGATCAGAAATGTTACCGGGATATACAGAAAAAGATTGGATTGATTGGTGGCAGCGCCCGGAGATTCAAACGCATTGCGAACAAATTTTTGCACCAATTGGTGAAACCGCTCGTAGACTAGATGTACGACTTAGTTTTCATCCTGGGCAGTTTTGTGTATTAGCCAGTGAAAATCCCGGTATTGTAGAGAGGTCAATTGAAGAATTTGAATATCATGCTAATATGGTTAGATGGATGGGATATGGCAAAACATTTCAGGACTTTAAGATCAATGTACATATTTCCGGTAAACGCGGCCCTGCAGGCATTATTGAAGCACTTGGCAAGCTGAGTCCAGAGGCTCGCAACTGTATCACTATTGAAAATGACGAAAACTCATGGGGGGTTGATGCTAGTATTGAACTAGTGGATCATTGCGCGCTAGTGCTTGATATACATCATCACTGGATTCGTACCGGAGAATATTTACAAGCCAATGACAGTCGAGTATCGCGTATTATAGATTCATGGAGAGGTGTACGTCCGGCACTGCATTATTCTGTTTCCAGAGAAGATGTATTGGTAGGGCACGACCCCTTTGAGTTGCCTAATCATGCAACATTATTAGCACAGGGCCACAAAAAACAAAAAATGCGAGCACATTCAGACTTTTATTGGAATCAATCTGCTACAGATTGGGCCTTAACATTCTGGCCTCAGTTTGACATACAATGTGAGGCAAAAGGTAAAAATTTAGCTAGCGAACAGGTATTTAACCGCGCATTGGAATTGGAATTAATCTAAGTATTAAATTAGAAAAACGAGTAATATCTATTTGGTATTACTAACAGCAAGGTATAATATATAATGTATCAGGAGTTAATTAATGCCATTTTATGATTTTAAATGTTCTAACTGCGATGAAATATTTTCAGTTATGTGTTCTATCTCTAAACGAGAATCGCAAGAGTGTCCTTCTTGCAAGTCCCCCAAATACGAATCCCATCATACTGCTATGCCTGCGTTTGGCGACCCTGTGCGTCTTGGCATCAGAACCGTGGATGATGGGTTTCGAGAAGTGTTGTCTAGGGTTGGGTCTAACAACGGACGTCAGGCTGACCTTAAAAACAAATTGAGCAGAAGCTAATATATGATAAGTTATCTTTCTTTAACTCGGGAGGTCAATACATAACGTTGCCTCCTTACTTACTATTCTAAGAGGACAATTCATGGCAAAAACAAGAACAAGTGTTCAACCGCAATCTAGTCAAACCCCTCAGTTAACATTAGCCAATAATAAACTGAAATTGTGTCTAGATGACATGAAAAAAATTAAGCCATTAACAGATAATCAGAAAGGATTCTTTGATTCATACGATAAAGCAAAAGTTATGTTATTACATGGTGTTGCTGGAACAGGCAAAACTTACATAGCATTATATCACGCATTAGA